AGCCGCTCGCCGTGTGTACGTTCTCCCCAGCCTGGCATCCGCACGACCGATCTACGATAGGGAGGCAACATGGGTTCCGCACTGACCAGATCGAGCCACATCCGCATGGACACGAAGCACCCGGACTGGGACGGTGAGTCGTGATGCTGGGTTGGTATCGACGCCAGCCGCTGCACGTCCAGTTCGTGGTCGAATGGCTCGCGCTCGCGTGGGTCGGTTCGTTCTGGGCCGCGTTCATCATCGGGCTGGTGGTCGGATGATCGCGCGCGGCACCCTGAACTACATGCTGGCGCTGTCGGTGGCGTTCAAGTGGCGCGCCTACGTGAACCGTGGCCTGGCGACGGTGGACGAAGCCGTGCGCCTGGCGACTGCCGAATATCGCGGGCGGGTAGGGATGCTCGATGGCCGGTAATCCACTCCCGAAGCCACCCGGCCAGGTTCGCCGGCGAAACGCCGACCAGCCCGGCTGGAAGACGATCCCGGCGGACGGTTCCGGCCTACAGCCACCGCCGCTGCCGAACCGCGACCCGGACTGGAGCGAGCGCACCATCGACTGGTGGCGCACCGTGTGGGCATCGCCTATGGCGACGATCTGGCTGCCGGCGGACATGGGCGCGCTGCATCGGCTCGCCGAACTGATGGAGCTGTTCAGCCGGGGCGAGTTGTCCGGCGCGACGGAGATTCGCAACCTGGAAGACCGGTTCGGGCTGTCGCCGCGCGCGCGCCAGATGCTGCGATGGCAGGTCGGCAAGCCAGACAAGCAGGACGAGCCGCCGGCCGATGAGAACGAGAAGAAGAAGCCGCCAGCCCAGACCACCGTGCGTCGTCTGCGCGCTGTGGATCCGGGCGCCTAACCGAAAGGGGCACCATGCTGACGCTTCACACCACCACCGACAGCGCGGACATCGCGGAAGCGACCGCGAAGACGCTGCGTAAGGAAGGCCGGCAGGCCGGCGTCGTGGAGTCGGTCGTTTGGAATGTGCTGGTGGACGATCCCGGCGACGCGCCGGTGTCCGAACGCTACGTCGTCGCCGTCGAGGTCTGAATGTTCCAGACGCGCGAAGACTGGCTGGCGCTGATCATGTTCGTGGCCTGGCTGCTCGCCTGGGTCGCCATCGCCTGGAAGTATGCGTGGTGAAGAAGCCGCCGCAACGGGTGGAGGTGGACTGGCTCGACAGCGTGACGCTGTACGACGGAGGCTGGATCCCGCGCGAGGAAATCACGCCGCTGATCGTGGATGGCACCATGCACCAGCGCTCTGTGGGCTACCTGCTCCATCGCGGGCCGGACGCATTCGTGATCGCGCAGCACATGCAGATGGACGACGACACCGACGAGTCGCGCCAGCGTTTCGGTGGCGTGGTGATCATCCCGGCGTCTGCGGTGATCGACTGGAAAGAGCTGGCCGGCTGATGGCCGGCGACCCGCACCTGGCGCTGATCGACGCCGACATGGATCGGTGGCTGGAGCTGGAAGCGATGAACTGCGAGTGCGAAGCCGTCTGCACCTGCGGCTGGGACGACGACCCGGACCTGCTCTTACGGCCGCTGCCGCTGGTGGACTGATGCTGCTGCTGGTTACGTCAGCTCACCCGACGCTGCAACGCTACGACCAGGCGCACCTGGGCCGGCTGATTCAGCCGCGCCATTATTCGTCCATCGAGCAGACCGCAGCCAGTGGCATGCCGTGGGCCGCAGACAACGACGCGTTCGGCAACTTCGACGCCGTGGCGTTCGACAAGATGCTGGATCGCATCGCCGGCCTGGAAGGTTGCTTGTTCGTGTCCTGTCCCGACGTGGTGGGCGATCACCGCGCGACCTTTGAGCGCTACGCGTCGTGGGCGCCGGGCATCCGCCGGCGCGGTCTGCCGCTCGCGCTGGTCGCGCAGGACGGGCTGCTGCCAGACGCAGTGCCGTGGTGGGAAATCGACGCGCTGTTTATCGGAGGCACGACCAGCTGGAAGATGGGAGGCGAAGTCGTCCGCCTGTGTGAATCGGCGCGCGAGCACCGAAAGTGGCTTCACTTCGGCCGCGTGAACAGTCGCAAGCGGCTGGACTATGCGCGGTTCCTGGGCTGCGATTCGGCAGACGGACAGCAGTGGGCGAAGTGGCGCGACACGTACCTGCCGGCCGGGTTAGAGCACCTGTCCGGCCCGACATCACTAGAACCGGAGGCACCATGCGTTTAGGGATTTTCGCAGCCGTCTGTTTCATCGGAACCGTGTTCGCCGCGAACTGGGCGATTCAGGAATACGGGTTCGTTCCCGTCTGGCCTGGGCTGATGGCGCCGGCCGGCGTCTATTTCGTCGGCCTGGCTCTGGTGCTGCGCGATCTGGTCCAGGAACGACTAGGCAAACTCGCGGTGGTCGCGTGCATCCTGCTGGGCGCCGCATCGTCGTATCTGATCGCGCCGGCGTTCGCGGTCGCCAGCGGGGTGGCGTTCCTGTGTTCAGAGCTGGCGGATTTTTCGGTCTACACGCCGCTGCGTGAACGCCACCTGTACGGCGCCCTGGTCGCGTCCAACGTCGTCGGCGCCGTGATCGACTCCGCGCTGTTTCTGTGGCTCGCGTTCGGGTCGCTCGCGTTCATCGAAGGCCAGATCGTCGGCAAGTTGTGGCTAACTGCGCTCGCGCTGGTCGTGCTCGCGGTAATGCGCCGGCGATGGAGTGTGGCGCCGGCCTGATGCCCTGGCGCGGCCCGGACCACCCGAACGAGTTTCCGACACTCGGCTACCTGCGCGCGGAGTGGATCGAAGCGCACTGCGTGATCCCGGACGGCGAGTTCGCCGGCCAGCCGTTCGTACTGACCGACGAAATGCTGCGATTCGTGCTCTGGTTCGACCGACTGGACCCGGACACCGGCCGGTTCGTCTACGACCGTGGAACGCAGGTCGTGCGCCCGCAGAAGTGGGGGAAGGGTCCGCTGGGCGCGGCGATCATCTGTTCAGAGGCAGACGGCCCGGTGCTGCCAGACGGCTGGGATGCGAACGGCGAGCCGGTAGGAAAGCCGTGGTCCACTCCGTGGATCCAGGCCGCAGCTGTGTCCGAAGGCCAGACCGACAACGTGTGGACGGCGCTGCTGCCGATGATTGAGCTGGGCGCACTGCACGCGGCGATCTGGGACACCGGGCAGACGCGGATCAACTTGCCCGGCGGCGGTCGCATCGAGCCGCCTACGTCGTCGGCGCTGTCGCGCCTGGGCCAGCGTGTCACTTTCGTGCTTCAGGACCAGACCGAATCGTGGACGGGTGCGCGCGGTGGGCACTCGCTCGCCGACACCCAGCGCCGGAACGTCGCCGGCATGAATGGGCGCTGGATGGAAACCTGCAACGCCTGGGACCCGCGCGAACAGTCGGTCGCGCAGAAGACGGCCGAAAGCGGCGAGCCGGGCGTCTACTTTGACGACAAAGACCCAGGCACCGGGTCGGTACGCAACAAGGCCGAACGCCGGAAGATGCTGCGGAAGGTCTACGGCGATTCCTGGTGGGTGGACATCGACCGCATCGACACGGAAATCGTTGCGCTGCTCGCGCGCGGCGAAGCGGTGCAGGCGGAACGCTACTTCCTGAACCGCAAGCTGGCCGGCGAGGATGCCGCGTTTGACCCGGAGGCCGTCAAGCTGGCGAGCGACCGCGAGCACGAGCCTGTGCCTGATGGCTCGCTGATCGTCATAGGCGTGGACGGCGCGCGCTTCGCCGACGCGCTCGCCATCGTCGCCACCGAAGTGGAGTCCGGCTTCAGCTGGCCGCTGGGAATCTGGGAACGACCAGAGAACGCGCCCGACGACTACGAGCACCCGCCGCTGGAAGTGGACGGCACGATGGTGGACGCGTTCGACCGCTTCGACGTGTGGCGCGCCTACGTAGACCCGCAGTGGATCGACAACCACATGGAGCGCTGGCAGGGTCGCTGGGGCGCCCGTCGTGTGATCCCCTGGACGACGAACCGGCCGACGCAGATAGCGCATGCCGTGCGTTCGTTCAGCGACGCGCTGAACACCGGCGACTGGAAGTTCGACGGCGACGAGACTTTGAGCCAGCACCTGAAGAACGCGCGTAAGCAGAAGCTGAACGTGTACGACGACGAGCACCGGCGCATGCACACGCTGTCGAAAGAGCGCCACGACTCGCCAAAGAAGATCGACGGGGCGATGGCGCAGGTGCTTTCCTGGGAGGCACGCGGCGACGCAATCGCTGCCGGCGCTCGCCCACGTCGTCACCGTGTGGCAGGATTCGCCTAGATGTCGTCCTTGGCAATCGAGCGCTCGCCGCTCTGGTGGGTAGAGAAGCTGGAAGCGCAACTGGACGCGCGGCGGAAAAAGCTGGAGCGCTTCAACTGCTACTACGAGGGCGACCACCCGTTTCCGTTCGTGACGAAGGCGCACCAGGGGAAGATGCACGACGAGTTCCGGCGCATGCTCGCCGAGTCGCGCTCAAACTTCTGCCGGCTGGTCGTGGACGCCGTGGAAGAACGCCTGTCCGTCGAAGGGTTCCGGCTGTCGGCGAAGAACGACCCGCAGGCCGACGAAGCCAGCTGGGACATCTGGCAGGCCAACAACATGGACCAGGAGTCGGCGACGGCCATCCTGGATTCACTCGTGAAGGGCGTTAGCTACCTGTCCGTGTGGCCGGGTGCGCGCGAGGATGATTATCCGATCATCGCTGTGGAAGACGCCAGCGAAACCATCGTCTGCTACACGCCTGGGTCCGGCATGCGCCGGCGGGATGCCGCGCTGAAGGTCTGGGAGGACGACTACAACGGCGTGTTGCGCGCGAACCTGTACCTGCCCGAAGGCATCCACAAGTTCTATGCGCCGGCGGATCCAGCGAAGGATGTGGGCACCGCGCAGGCGCAACAGCTCGACGGCCAGACCGACACGCGCTGGCGTCCACTCCCATCCGAAGACGAACGATTCGTGGCGTCGCCGCGCGGCATCATGGTGGTGCCCATCATCCCGCTGCGCAACAGACCGCGAACGCGAGTGGAAGGCGAATCGGAACTGGCGGACGTGACCTACCCGCAGAACCAGATCAACGGGTTCCTATTCCTGCTCGCGCTCGCCGGCTATTTCGGCGCGCATCGGCAGCGGTGGGCGACCGGCGTTCCGCTGATGCAAGACGAGCAGGGCAACTACATCGAGCCGTGGGATTCTGCGACCGACAAGCTGTGGACGGCAGAACACCCGGACGTAAAGTTCGGCGAATTCGGCCAGACGGAATTGCAGCCCTACATTTCGGCCATCGAACAGAAGGTGCTGCACATCGCCGTGACGACCCGGACCCCGCGCCACTATCTGATTCAAGAGGGCCAGTCGCCGTCCGGCGACGCGATCCGCTCTGCTGAATCCGGCCTGGTGAAGAAGGCGGAACGAAAGATGCGGCCGCTGGGTGAAGGCTTTGAAGAAGCTGTGCGACTCGCGCGCATGTACCAGGGACAGGAAGACGCGCCGGTGGACAGCGAAATCGTCTGGGGCGACGCGGACACTCCGACCGAAGCCGAAACCACGGACGCCACGATCAAGAAATACCAGGCGAATCTGATCAGCAAAGAGCAGGCGCTGGAAGACCTGGGCTACACGCAGACGCAGATAGCGCGGATGATGGCGCAGGGTGTCGCGGACGGACTGCTGCGCGCGCTCACGGATCCGAATCCAGACACGACGCCGGCCGACGCTGCGCCCGTCGTTTAGACCGTTGGGCGCGCTGGGCATACTGGTGCCAGCCGGCCAGTCACGATCCCGAGTGGGTAACGGCATGCCGCTGGCCGGTACATCGACCAAAGGGGGTAAGCGTGGCGAAGACAGACGACGAAGGGCGCCCGATGGACGCAGCGGCGAGGAACGAGCACACGCCGCGAACGGACGAAGCCCTGGAGAAGATCCAGGACCAGCTAGACAACGGCGAAGGCCAGGTGGAGACTGGCATCGACGTGTCGATGGAGCGCGAAGAAGCCGAAAAGCGCGAGGACGTAGCCGCCGGCAAGCGCTAGGACAGAGCGCGCCGGCGTGCAGGCGCCGGCGCGTCTGCCCAGCATGAGCGCCGCACTGGACAACGCCTACCGGTCGAACCGCCTGCGGCTGGTCGGCCTGGTGCAGCAAGCGGCGGCAGATTCTTTTCAGCGACTCCACAACGACCGCGCCGCGACGGTCGCGCAACTGGTGACGCTCGCCGACGCCGGCACTCGCGGAACCGTCACCCTCGTGGACGCCTACATGGTGGCGACCCTGCGGGAAGCCGGCCACCCTGCGCGAGCGCGTGCGCTCGACGCGCAGCTGTACACGACGGCAGCCCTGCGCGGTCTGCCAGCAGAGGAAGTCTACGACCGGCCGTTCGGCGCGCTCGCCGGCCAGCTGGAGCAGGGCGCCGAGTTCTCGCAGGCGCTGTCGTCGGCGCAGGCATCGGTCGGCCGACTCGTGGAAACGGACATGCAGCTGGCGCAGACGAACGCGGCGCGCGACTGGATGGGCAGCGAAGAACGCATCGTGGGATACCGCCGCGTGCTGGGTGGTGGCGATCACTGCCCGCTGTGTCGAAGCGCGAGCACGCGCACGTATCGCAAAGCCGACCTAATGCCGATCCACGAGCGCTGCCACTGCACCGTCGCGCCCGTCTTCGGACGCGAGCCGGTGGCATCTGTCGGCACAGCTGTGCGAGTCGAGCACGACCCGGAGTTGGGGCCGCGCCTGGTGGCCGACGACTGGTCGCCGACCGGCCCGCGTCTGATCTAGCCGCTACGCTGAGCGACGACATAGCCACCCTGATGGGCTGGCGAACGAGTGAAGCCGCGTAGCTGCTGCTTTCATCCGACACCGACGACGCGTCCCGCCAGGGGCGCGTCGTTCTTCCTGCGGCTACCATCCGACCGAACGGCGCTTTATCTTGTCGTTCGACAAGCGACTAACGGGAGGGCATCACCGATGGCAGACGAAGACACCCAGAACGACGACACCGGCGACGGCAACGACGACGCCGGCAAGAGCGACGCTGGGGGAAACGACGCAGGCGACGAAAAGTTCCAGGCGATCACGAGCCAGGAAGAACTGGACCGGATCGTGGGTCGCCGGCTGAACAAGGAGCGCGCCCGATTCGCCGACTACGACCAGCTGAAGGACAAGGCGAAGAAGTACGACGAGCTGGACGAGCAGAACAAGTCGGAACTGGAGAAGGCGCAAGCGCGAGCGGAGGCCGCAGAGAAGGCAGCGGCAGATGCGCGCGACGAAGCGAAGGCCACGCGACTGCGCAGCGCTGTGATCAGCGAAGCAGTGACGCAGAAGGCCGCGAAGCCGGACCAGGTTTTCCGGCTGATCGACGCGTCCGAATTCGACCTGGACGACGACGGCCAGCCGAAGAACGCATCGGCGGTGGTGGGAGCATTCCTAGCCGAAAACCCACACATGGTGGACGGTGGCACGAACGGCGCCGGCAAGCAGGGCGCCGACCAGGGAACACGTAGCGGCGGCAAAGGCGACGACCAGCTGACGCGGGAAGACCTTGCAAAGATGTCACCAGAGGCCATCCGCAAAGCGACAGCCGAAGGCAGGTTCGCCGACGTTGCGGCCGGCAGCGGTGACTAACCGCTAACGGAGGACACATGGCAATTAGCCAGTTCGTCCCGGAACTGTGGTCGCCGAACATCCTGGCGAACCTACGGGATCAGGCCGTCTACGTGGACCGGTGTAACCGGAACTACGAAGGCGCAATCGCAAACGCCGGCGACACGGTGCACATCACGTCGTTCACCGACCCGGCAGTGCGCGACTACACGAAGAACACGGACATCACCTACGACCTGCTGACCGACGCGGACCGCGCGCTGTTGATCGACCAGGCGGATTACTTCGCGTTCACGGTGGACGACGTAGACCGCCGGCAGGCGCAGGCCGGGTTCGTGGAGTCAGCGTCGCGCGGCGCCGGCGCGAATCTCGCGCTGGAGGCCGACGAGTACGTGGCCGGCATCATGTACGCAGCCGTGAACCAGACCGCGAACGACATCGGCCTGGTCGCGGTGGACATCAGCGATAACAACGCGTACGGCTCGCTGTTCGTCGCGCTTCGCACGATTCTGACCCGCGACAAGGTGCCATTCAGCGACCGCTGGATCGTCATCCCGCCAGAGGTCAGCGCTGCGATTCTCCAGGATGCTCGATTCGTGAACGCGTCGGCATCCGGCACCACGGCAACCCTGCGCGAAGGGTTCCTGGGTCGCATCGCAGGGTTCGACGTGTACGAGTCGAACGTCACGCACGTGGCCACCGCCGGCACGTATCACGTGATCGCTGGACATCCGAACGCCGTGACCTACGCGGATGCGATCAGCGAAACGGAAGCACTGCGGCTGGAAGCGCAGTTCGGTGACGCCATCCGTGGCCTGCACCTTTACGGTGCCAAGGTCGTGGACGCCACCCAGCTGGCGCTTGCGTCCGTCACGGTCGCGGCCTAGTCCGTGATCGTCTGGCTAGTCTCGCCGGCCTGGGGACGGTTCGCCGTCACCAGGCTGGCACTAGCCGAACGCCGCTGGCTCTGCGACGAGCTGGCGAAGCGAGGGCACGAGGGCCGCAGCGTGATCGTGGCCGACGACGAAAACCTGGAGCTGGCCAGGGAGTTCGGCTTCGACGCGCTGGAGTTCCCGAACGACGACCTGGGCGAGAAGTTCAATGCCGGGTTCCGCTACGCGGCCGACCACGGCGCCGACATCTTCTGCCACGTCGGATCCGACGACTGGGTGCACCCGTCCGTCTTCGACGTGCTCGACAGGTTCGACCTGGCGCAACCGCCGCTGCCTGTCTTTGAACCAGGGCAGTCCGTCGTGCTGTGGCGAGCCGCGCCCTGCATCGTCACCCAGCGAACGGCCACCATCGTGGACATGGGCACCGGCCGAATGCAGCGCATCACCGTGAGCAATCGGTTCGGCGTGATTCCGTGGCTGATGCCGCGCAACCTTCTGGAAGCCGACGAATTCGCGCCGATCCCGGCTGGCCGTAAACGCGGCATTGACGGCGCGCTGATCACTGGCCTGTCCATGCGTCCTAACTGGGTTTTCCAGGATCACGCGCTGGACACCCTGGTGGACTGGAAGTCGCCGACGAACCTAACACCCTACGACCACCTGGCTGGCAGCCTGGGCGACGGCCAGCCGGTGGCGATCAGCGACCTGGCGTCCAGCTACCCAGCCGACCTGGTGGCGCTCGCCGAAGAAGCGTGCATGGCAGCAGTCTGATCAAGCTGTCCGCTCGCCACGGCGAGTGCATAGGGGCAGACGAGTGCGCAGCGTTCGCGGCGCCGCTTTACCGGCAGCTGTCAGAGGGCCGCTACGACTACCCAGCGTCTGTGCTCCAGCTGGACGACTTCGACGCGTGGTGCGCCGACCACCGCACGGCGCGCAAGCGCGCAGCTCGCGCTGAGCGCCTGGGCTACTCGTGGGCCGAAATCGACCGGGCCGACTTCGCCGACGACGTGCACGCGATAAACACCAGCCTGCCGACGCGCCAGGGCCAGCCGATGTCGGCCGGTTACCGCGAGCGCCAGGAATTCGGGCCGGCCGATCTGTACGCGTGCCCGCGCCACGCCATCACCACGTTCGGCGTGTTCTCGCCGGGCGGATCCCTCGTGGCTTACACGGTGATCTACACGTCCGGCGATCTTGCGATGGTGTCCCAGATCCTGGGGCATGGCGACCACCTGGAGAACGACATCATGTTTCTGCTTATGCGCGACGTGTTCGCGTGGATCGTGAAACCCATCACCGTGTTCTACAACCGCCACGACTCAGGCACGGACGGCCTGCGCTACTTCAAAGAGCGGCTGGGATTCCAGCCAGAACGGGTGGCGTGGTCGGCCTAACGCTGGAAGACATCGGCGACGAAGAAGACGTGTCGTACCCACGTGCGCTGCTGCACTACGGCGACACCGCTGCGGTGCTCTTTGCGGGCGCGTTCTACGGGAAGCAGGACGCCTACTGGCTGGCGCGCGCCGGCGCTCGCGCAGTCTGCGTGGACACGGACGGCGAGAAGCTGGAAGCCATGAAAGCCATCTACCCGGCCGGCTGGCAGTTCGTCGTCGCTGACGTGTTCGACTGGGTGCGCATCACACGCCGGCGCTTCGACGTGGTGTCGCTGGATCCCTACACCAGCGACATGGACCGCTGCGCCGAGCTGCTGCCGTCGTGGTGTCGGCTCGCTCGCCGGCTGGTGATCATCGGCATGAAGCACGACACGGATCTGGACGCGCCGGACGGCTGGAGCATCGAGGGCATCCGCCACCGCTCCAGCTACTGTGGTGGCGTCTACTGGGGAGTGCTACGGCCACGATGATAAACCGCGAAAAGGTGACGGCCTGTCTGGTGACGCGCGGCGATCAGCCCGAAATGATGGCGCGCATTCAGCAGTCGCTGATCTTCGCCGACGTAATCGTGTGGGACAACAGCGCCGGGCAAGACGAGAAGTGCGCCGGCCGCTACTGGGCGTGCGCGCAGGCTAAAACGCCATTCGTCTACTTCCAAGACGACGACGTGATCGTGCCGCCAGAGACTCAGGTTCAGCTCTGCCTGGAGCACACCACGGAAATGATCTGCACGGCGAACTGGGGCCACGGCGAAACGCCGGCCGGATACGACGACCTGCCGCTGGTCTGCGGCGGTGCCATCGTGAACGCGGAGGCGCCCTGGGCTGCCATCCGCCGCTATGTAGACCACTGGCCGATGGACGACGAGTTCCGCTACGAAGCCGATTTCGTGGTGGGCGCGCTGTACCCGCGTTTCCGTCACGTCTTCCTGCCGTTCGACATCGACCTGTCCATCGCCCAGCATCCGTCGCGCCTGTGTAACCAGCCCTGGCAGCGCGACATGAAGCAGAAGATCACCGAACGCGCCCGCGCCATCCGTGACGGCCAGCATGATTAGGCGAGTGTTCACCGACCGCGACCTGTCCGAAGTCGAAGCGCTGCTGGAAAGCGCAGCCGGCGTGGTCGCTATGGAAGACGTTGCGCGAGGGTGGGACGGCGCCGACGTGATCGGGATGCGGCACGACGTGGACGACAACCCGCACAGCCTGGACACGGCAGTGCAGATGGCGAAGTGGGAACACGAACGCGGCTGGCGCTCGACGTACTTCCTGCTGCACTCTGCCGACTACTTCGCCGACGACCTGGGAATGGGCGACGCCATCGACGTGATCGCCGGCGAATGCGGCCACGAAATCGGCATCCACGTGAACGCGCTCGCGGTGGCACTCGCCAGCGGTGGCGACCCGGCGCACATCCTGGAAGGCGCGCTGAACCAGCTGCGCAGCTATGGACATCCGATCATCGGCATGGCCGCGCACGGCGACCACCTGTGCCACGTCGCCAAGTTCGTGAACGACGAGATGTTCAGCGAATGCGAGCGGCCCGAAATGGGCGCGCCGGATCGCATGGTGACGTTCGGCCATCGCCGCGTGAAGATCATGCCGCGCCCGCTCGCCGATTTCGGGCTGACCTACGACACGCACCGACTTCCGCACGGCCGCTATCTGTCTGATTCGGGCGGGAAGTGGAACGAGCCGTTTCCTGGCGAGGGCGACGGCCAGCTACATATGCTCTGGCATTCAGACTGGTGGTTCAGAGCGTTTCATCCAGTGACCGCAACGACAGGAGGATAGGAACGTGGCTGCATTCAACAAGCACAACCAGTTCGTGGAAGACCTGGGGCTGGGCGTGCACAACCTGGACACCGGCGCGCTGAAGTGCCTGCTTACGAACACGGCGCCGACCGCAGCGAACGCCGTAAAAGCGGACCTGACGGAAATCTCCGCAGGGAACGGCTACACGGCCGGCGGTGCGGACGCCACCGGCGTGTGGACGGAATCGAGCGGCACCGGAACGCTGAGCGGCACGAAGATCGTCTGGACGGCATCGGGTGGCACCATCGGCCCGTTCCGCTACGTGGACCTGTACAACGACACGCCGACTTCGCCGGCGGACCCGCTGATCGGGTGGTGGGACTACGGCTCTGCGCTCACGCTTCAGATCGGCGAAACGTTCAGCGTCAAGTTCAATAACTCCGATACGACCGGGACGATTTTGACGATTGCCTGAGCCGCGCGAAATCTGCTGGCTGGCCGGTCTTCTGGAGGGTGAAGGCTGGTTCGGCCTGTCGCACTACTGCACGCCGTGCATCGTCGTGACCATGACGGACCGCGACGTGATCAAACACGCTGCCGACCTGATGGGAAACAAGGTGGTGCAGCAGCCGAAGCGCATCGGCCGGCGGCAGGCGTGGTCGGTCAGTCTCTACGGCCACCGAGCCGTGGAACTGATGCGCCGGCTTCAGCC